GAGAGCGGTAACAGCGGTGGTGTCACCAGCTGCAAGCGTTGACGTACCGCCAGACACATCCACACGGAGGTGGCGGTTGGTGGTAGGCGCAGAGACATCTGACGCAAACTCAAGGTCAACCAGTTCCAGACCGGTGGTGCTGGACGTGGTGCGCAGACCACCATTTGTCTTGAGCGTATAAGCAAGACCGGATAGCGTCAGGAACGCCAGCTGGTCGATACGATCAGCCATTGCGTAGGCAAGTGCGTCACGAGACTGCTCACGGAAGTTAACCACGGTCTTCTGGTCAGTCAGTCGACCAGCAATGCGGTTTGCGAAACGTAGCTGATCTAACTCAATGGTCAGATCGTATGCACGCAAGGCTTCTTCATTGCCTTCTAGCGTGTTATCGCCGGTCACACCGTCTCCGGTCATGTCCGCCAGCAACGTGATGATCGCCTTGGTACCTTTCTCATTCTTGGTGAGTTCGGTGATCCGTTGAATCATGGCGTTTTGCCCAGTTCCTGCGAACTGGTTTACGAATGACATGTTGCGTGCAACTTGCCAAAACTCGCGGCTCCATGCCGTCAGCTGCCCTGCTGAAAGGGTTCCAAAATTTGTTAAAGCCATTATTAGCTCCTGTAATCGAATACACTAAATTTCGTACAACATGTACGATATGTAGCCGTCTTCTGGAGCGGCTAATCCGTTTCCTCGTATCGTGAGGCGACGAACTAGCGTTGCTTTAACGAGGTACGACCTCGGAAGGTTTAACGCCTTTACAGGCGATGTTCGGGTTTAACGTGTACGACACGATCTAATATCGTTTAGATTGACGATTTTTGGAGAATAGTACTAAGTATACGATTCTGCAAACTTTTTTCTCACCATTTGACGCGATGTGACCAGTACCGAGCACTGAGTTTTGACGGTTTGGCGTCCTGTGCGTTGTGGCGAGCGTAGTAACTCTTCTTTCGGGCCTTATCTTTGGCGGTTTTCGGGTTTTTACCCGCACCCCGCACGCCTTGCTGCCCAAATCTAATCAATTTCATTTCGTGGCCGACTGCCGCAAGCACCATATGTGACTTAGTCGGGTGGCTGGGGGTACGTTTTGGCTTGTTTACCCCCTTTAACCCATGTTTTTTCAGCAGTGCAGCCCTTCTATTTTCGTGTGCCATAGCAAACCTACAGAATATCGCCCCGAAGCCGCTTCAATGTGGCCTCCGGTAGCGCGGCAAACTCTTCTTCAGTCATTGAAGCGACGTCTAATGTCTTCTCACCACGGTTTGCAGAGCTTTCCCCAGGCAGTTCAGGCGGTTGAGCCTCCGCTGCTTTGAGTTTTTTGCTTACTTGCGCCCGTTTTTTGGCTACTTCGTCTGCATTACCTGTAGGCGCTTTGGTAGCAGCCAGTGCAGACTCTGTGTCTGATGTGGTCTCAGCCAGATCATTGCTCTTAATTACAAAATTAGCCGCTTTTGACAGTGCATCTACCGCCCCAAAGCCCTGAGTCATGAACGCATCACGCAATTCGATGACTTCTTGGGTGTATTCGGCGTTGTAGACCTCGGAATTTTGGTCAAATACCGGAAAATTAGCCTCTAGGTCGGCTGCTGCGCTCTGCAAAGCGGTTGCTTGCTGGCTTTGGGCTACGGTTTGCGTCATTTCTTGGCGCATTTCATAGGCCATCTGCTCTTTTTCGGCTTTTCGCATCTCTTGGCGCAGTGCTGCAGCCTTATCTGACTCGCCATCCAGCACCAAAGTCTGATATTCGACCTCTTTTGCTGCAAAATCGTAGTCATCGGGTGCGTTTTCCTGCACTTCTTGGGCCGCTTTCATGTCATCCAGCTGCTTTTGCAGTGCTTTCTGCTTAGCAAGTACCTCATCAAGCCGTGACTTGGGCACCATCTTGGCTTTTTTCGGCGCTTCCTCTACGGGTTCGGGTTCGGGGGTGACTTCTTCGGGCGCTTCAGCGGTAGATTCTTCTTCTTCAGTATCCGGTTCAGCCGGTTCCTCTTCATCGCCTTCATCTTCTACCTCTGGCTCCGGCTCGTCTTCTACCACCGCCTCTGTTTCCTGCACTTCTTCAGCAACTTCCTCTTCCTCTGGCTCTTCACCGAGGCCAAAATTCAAGTCGAGCTTTTCTTGCACCGGTTCAGGTGCATCAGCCCCAGGCATTACATCAAAGTTCACATCTTCCTGTTGCTCAGCCATCAATAACTCCTATTGGGCATTACTTGTTTTCGCACCGGTCTGCATTGCTGTGGCAGCAATTCGTGCAGCGGCTGCGGTTTGTTGCTGATTTGTCCTGACTTCGTTTGTCAGATCAGCAAGTTCTCTACGAAGTTGCAGTTCTTGCATCTTCATTTCGATCTTTCCTTGCAGTTCAGCGATCTGAATGTCTGGCTCAGCCGCCGTAGACTGCGCTTTCGCCACATTCACAGCTGCCTCAGAGCCAAGTTTCTGTACCTCGGCCTCCAGTTTCGCCAATTCAAGCTGCGCTTCTTGCATTTGCATCTGCTGAACCATCATCGCGGCCTCCATCTGCTCCGGTGACTTCTCAATACCCGTCATCATGCGGATGCGCTTAGCAAGCTCGCCCTTCTTAGCAAGGTGCGAGTACTCAATGATTGCGTCATCAGGGATAGCGACACCGACTTGACGCAGGTTTAACGCTTCTGCGAACTGCACTTCATCAAAGGAGTCACGAGCGGGGGCCGTGGAAACGACTACGTCGTACTCACCCAGGGTTAAATCGTTGATGATGTCGCCTTCAGGCGTCATCTCGTTAATGACCATTGCCTCACGCGGCTTCAGCGGGTCTTCTTCATTCGTTACTTGAATGACACGAGTCTCGCTGTAAAAGGTCTGAATCAACTCCAGCATCTTTTCAGCCAAGTAGTGGCGAGTCTTACGCAAGTTATCTAGCGGCACCTGAATCATGATCGCGCCACGGTTCTGCTTGGCACGGATCGCAATACCCGATACCTCGGCGCTGTCAGTACCCAGCATCGATTCGTTGATGCCACTGATCGCCTGAATGTTTGCCGCAGCTTTCTGTCCGATGCGGTCTAAGCCGGTAGGGATCGTATTTGCTTGAATCTTGGCTGGCGGATTGGTGCCACGCGCATACTCAATAACCAGACCCGTCTCAGCACCATGCTCTTCCAGATCATCCGGCGTCATACCCACCAAAGACCCAGACTCCACCATCCAACCGCTGTTGGCGGTGGTGTTCACAATGTGTAGCTCTTGGCTACTGATCTTGTTCAGCTGCTCCTGCGGAGAAAGCAAGTTTCGCACCATGCCAAACGGACGGCCACGGCGAAAATACGCAAAGTAAGGAACAATCGTAAAACCAGCATAGGGCGACCAGTCATCGTGCAAGACCACTTTGTCGCAGGTCACTGTCCAGCGAACCTTCTTCTGCATCTTGCTGATGATCGAAAGCCCGTACTTCTTGGCAAACGACTTCGCCTTACGCTCGTTCCATGCTTCCGGCACCGGACGCTGGTCACCCGTATCTGGGTCAACGTAACACTGCACACGGGTAATCTTCTTATGCTGCCGCTCAATGACACGCAGCGATTTTACGTTTCGGTAGTCATCGTCGTTGTATCCCGCCGAATGCAGGTAATCGTCCATCGACTCGGTATCACCGTACCGCGTCTCTTCATACTCAACCGAGTCACGACCAAACGAGTTGCCGTTCTCCGCAATAAACTGCAGTTCTTCTGCCTTGTCCGCGCCGTACATTTCTTCGATGTCATCAAGCGTCATCCACTTGGTCTCGAAAATTTCGTTCCAAGTCTTGGGGTCATAGTCCTTAGCGTCTGGATCTAACAAAATATCCAGCGGGTCTTTTGCCGTGATGCGTATCTCACCCTCAACGTGATCACTAAAGTCCATGCGCACGTCAAAGTATCCGCGACCATCCATTATCAGACCGTCGCTGAATACCTGCTGCTCTACCCAGTCGAGCTTGTTGTTATCAGCAATCTGCATGTACAGCTTGTTCAGCGTGTGCGCGAC